CATCTGGTTCTAATGTTGAAGGTAATGAACAACAAAGTAGAGAATTAGGACTTGTTCTTTCTACTGCTATACAGGCAGAGATCGTACAACAAAAAAGACCCGGAGGTTTACTTGCATAATGGCCACATTTCCTTCTATAACACCCACATATTCTGGATTTACAAAAAGAAGTAATCCTGTAAAAAGAATTGTAAGATTTGTTGATGGCTACGAACACAGAATATTATTCGGGTTAGCTGCTCATCAAAACCCTAAGATTTATACATTACAATTCAACGTAACTGAAACAGAGTCAGATGTAATTGAGGCATTTTTAGATAGTAGAGCAAATGACCAAGCAAGTTTTACATTTACCCCTCCGGGCGAAGGTATATCAAAAACAGGAACTTACAGCCAATCTGCAACCACAGTTACTATTACTGTCGCAAATCATGGTATAGCAATAGGCGAAACAGTAGTCATAGACTACACTTCTGGCTCTGCTACTGATGGAACTTTTATTGTTGCCTCTTCTGCTGATGCCAATACTTTTACTGTTACTGCAGCCGCAAGTGCTACCAATAGTGGAAATGTATCTGTAACTGTTTCTGGTGCAAAACAATTTGTTTGTGAAAGTTGGTCAAAAACAATACCTTATAACAATAGAGCAAAGATCAGTACAACTTTTAGAGAGGTTTTTGAACCATGAGTTCTAGTGTAATTAGTGATGTTCAAGGCATAAATCCTTCTTCGATTATTGAACTTTTTACATTAACAACAACTACTGCTTTACATGGTTCTGCATCTACTTATAGATTTCATGCTGGTTCTAGTCTTAATGCAAATGGCGAGATTGTTTGGGCTGGTAATTCATACCAAAGATTCCCTGTACAAGTAGAAGGTTTTGCATATCAGAAAGGCCAAATACCAAGACCAACTCTTACTGTAAGTAATGCACTTGGTACTATTACATCAATACTTCTTACTGTTAACCAAACAACGGCTGGTAATGATCTTACAGGAGCAACTCTTACAAGAATAAGAACCCTAGCCAAGTTTATTGATGCTGTTAATTTTGCTAGTAATGTAAATCCATATGGCACACCAGATCCTAATGCTGAGTTTGACCAAGAAATATATAGTATTGATAGAAAATCCCAAGAAAACAGAGAGATTGTATCGTTTGAATTAGCTGCACCTATTGACTTGGCGGGTGTTCGTGCGCCAAAAAGACAATGTACCAGAGAGGAGTTTCCTTCTATCGGCAGAATAAAAATATGACTTGGCAGCAAGATGCTCTTGTTCATGCAAAAGACCAAGATCCAAAGGAATCTTGTGGTCTGTTATTAAATATTCGTGGCAAAGAAAAATATTTTGCTTGTAAAAATTTATCAAACTGGGCAAATCAATGTTTTATTATTGATCCAGAGGATTATGTAAAAGGAAGTGACTTAGGAGATATAATTGCAATAATTCATTCGCACCCTACAACACAGCCTATTGCTTCAGAAGCAGATATGATAAGTTGCGAACAAAGTAATTTACCTTGGCATATAATTAATCCCAAAACAGAACAGTGGGGATCTTATAAACCGAATGGATATAAAGCACCATTAATAGGTCGCCAGTGGGTATGGGGAGTTACTGATTGTTGGGCTTTAGTCAGAGATTGGTATAAACAAGAACTTGGTATAACATTAAGGGATTGGGAAAGACCTATAACACCAGAAGAATTTATTGCAAATCCCATGTTTGAACAATGTGCAGAAGCTACAGGTTTTAAACAATTAGAACCAAAAGAAAAATTAGAAAATGGTGATTTGTTATTTATGTCAATAATGACAACTGGTTTAAATCATGTGGCGATATTTTTAGATGGTGATGTATTGCATCATTTAGCAGATAGAATATCTTGTAGAGAACCATATAATGAATGGTTATTAAAATGTACTGGTATGAGGTTACGTTATGCTCCGTAAACTTAAACTGTATGGCGATCTTGCAGAAGTAACTGGCCATAAAGAATTTGACATTCAAGTAAATACAACAGCACAAGCTGTAAGCTTTTTAATTAATAATTTTCCAGACTTAGAAAGTTATATGGCAAATAGATATTACAAAGTTTTATTAGATCAAGAAGAAATAGATACTGATGAATTGCATTACCCGATAGGTCAAGCAGATATAAAATTTGTTCCAGTTATCTCTGGTGCTGGTGGTAACTTAGGAAAGATTTTATTAGGTGGTGCTTTAATCGCTATGAGTTTTGGTGTTGGTGGTTTATTTACTTCGCCATTGGCTTTTGGTGGAGGTGGTATAGGTTTTGCTTCTGCTGGTCTTGGAGCCAAAGCTGCTTTTGGTATTGGTGCTGCATTAGTTCTTAGTGGTGTAAGTGGAATGTTATTTCCTGTTCCTAAAACACCAGAATTTAGCTCAGAGCAAGATCCTCGCTTGTCATTTAGCTTTAGTGGTACTCAGCAAACAAGTAGGGCTGGAACTCCTGTACCCATTGTTTATGGTGAGATAATAACTGGATCTGTTGTTATTAGTGGTGGTATAGATACAGAACAGGTACAAGTATGACCGATAAAAGAAAAATTATTCGTGGTTCTAAAGGTGGTTCGCCACCACCTCCTAGACAACCGACAAGAACACCTGACACTTTACATAGTAAACAGTTTGCAACTTTTCTTGATCTTATTTCTGAAGGAGAAATAGAGGGAAGTGCATCTGCATCAAAAGAAGGTATTACTGATAAAACATCTACAGCCTATAAAAATGCGTATTTAAAGGATGTATTTTTAAACGATACACCGATATTAAAAGCAACAGCAACTTCAGCAAGTCCACAAGATACTGATTTTAATTTTCAAGACGTAACTTTTAACTCAAGATTTGGTACCGCTAACCAAACAAAAATATCTGGTATAGAAAGTAGCCAATCAACAATTCCAGTTGGTGTAACTGTTACTGCTGCAACGCCTGTAACAAGACAGATTACAAATACATCTGTAGATCGTATAAAAGTTTCAATTACATTTCCGCAGATTCAAAAAGCAACAAATGAAGGTGATTTATTAGGTTCAACTGTTTCTTTTAAAATTAGTGTTCAATATAATTCTGGTGGTTTTACTGATGTTCACACTGATACTGTTACTGGTAGAACTGCTGACGCATATCAAAAAGATTTTTCTGTTGAAGTTACTGGTTCATTTCCTGTTGATATAAGGGTTACAAGAATTACTGCAGATAGTACAGATACATCTTTAATAGATTCATTTCAATGGACAAGCTTTTCTGAAGTTATAGATGATGCCTCTACATATGCAAACTCTGCTTACAATGCAATACGACTAGATTCACAACAATTTAGTTCTATACCCTCAAGAAAATTTAGAATTAGAGGAATAAAGGTAAGGATTCCGGGTGCTGGTGCTTCCAGTTCTGGTACGCCAACTGTTGATTCTACAACTGGTCGTATTGTTTATCCTTCTGGTTATATTTTTAATGGAGTAATGGGTGCTGCGGTATGGACTTCTTGCCCTGCCATGATATTGCTTGATCTGCTTACAAATACTCGATATGGCTTTGGCGATCATATTACAGATTCATCTTTGGATTTATTTTCTTTTGTTACTGCTAGTAAATATGCAAACACATTAGTAGATGATGGTTTTGGCAGTACAGAGGCCAGATTTAGTTGCAATGTAAATATACAATCATCAAGTGAAGCTTTTGATCTGATAAATGAACTATCAGGTGTAATGAGATGTATGCCTATTTGGTCTGCTGGTTCAATAACAATTACACAAGATTCACCAAAAGATGCAAGCTATTTATTTAATTTAAGTAATGTTACTTCTGAAGGATTTAGTTATTCTGGCAGCAGCTTAAAACAAAGACATAGTGTGGTGGCAGTCTCATATTTCAATATGGATAGTCAAGAAATAGATTATGAGGTTGTTGAAGATTCAAATGCTATTTCTAAGATTGGTACTGTTGTAAAACAAGTAAAAGCTTTTGGTTGTACATCTAGAGGCCAAGCAGCAAGATTAGGTAGGGCAATATTATTTACTGAACAAAATGAATCAGAAATTGTAAGTTTTTCTACATCAATTGATGCTGGTGCTGTAGTCAGACCCGGAGCCATAATAGAAATAAATGACCCTGTTCGTGCTGGTGTAAGAAGAGGTGGCAGATTATCTGCTGTTGCATCTACAACTGTTATGACTGTTGATAATACAAATGCCACTGATTTACCAACAACAAATAGCCCAACATTAAGCGTAGTATTACCAGATGGTACTGTTGAGACAAGAGATGTTTCTGATATTACTGCTGGAGTTATAACTGTAAGTTCTGCTTTTTCTCAGACACCAAATGTAAATACTGTTTGGCTTTTACAAAATACGACTGTACAAGCAGAAAAGTTTAGAGTTATAACTGTTGAAGAACAAGATGGTGTAAATTATACAGTTACGGCACTTTCATATAAATCTGGTAAATATGATTTCATAGAAGATGGTACTGCCTTACCAACACGATCTGTTTCTATTTTAAATGAACTAAAAGAGCCACCCTCAAACTTATCTGCTGTTGAAACTATTGTTCCAATTAATAATCAAGCAGTGTCAAAAATATTTATAAGTTGGCAACCTATTTTAGGAGTAATTGAATATCAAGTAAATTATCGTTTTAACAACGGAAACTTTACAACTACAAGAGTTTCAAGACCTGACTTTGAAATAATAAATAGTCAGTTAGGCACTTACGAAATACAAGTTTTTAGTTATAACATTCAAGGACAATTATCAGCAACTTCAAATGATCTTACATTTATTGCTGTTGGTAAGACTGCACTTCCAGAAGACCCTACAGGATTAACAATCGAACCTGTTTCAGAACTGTTTGTACGACTACGTTTTGACCCTGCAACCGATATTGATGTTACCCACGGTGGCTCAATATCAGTAAGACATACTCCAAGTATTGACCCAGCAGTAGCAACATTTAGTAATTCAACAGAAATAATTCCTAAACTTTCTGGAAATATAAGTGAAACTTTGGTCCCCGCATTAACTGGAACTTATTCTATAAAATTCATTGACGATGGTGGCAGAAGATCATCAAATGCAGCAAGAATACTTGTAACACAACCAGACCCACAACCAAATCAAGTAATACTTACAGAAAGGGAAGATACAGATTCACCTCCATTTCAAGGGAATAAAACAAATACTTTTTATGATGCTGACTTTAACGGGTTGTTATTAGATGGAACAACTTTATGGGATTCAATAACACAAAATATTGATGATTTATCAAATATTGACTTCGCTGGCCCAATAAATTCAAGCGGATCGTATGAATTTCAAAATGAAGTTGAAATGGGTGGGATTTTTAATCTTACTTTGAAAAGAAGGTTTGTAACTTCTGGTCTTTTACCCAATGATCTTATTGATTCAAGAACAGCAAACATCGACACTTGGACAGAATTTGACGGAACTTTAGCAGAAGATGTTGGGGCAAAAATACTTGTTGCGACAACACAATTAGCCACTTCAACCTCAACAGCCGCAACTTACGAACAGAGTGGGACAACTATTACAATCACAAAATCTTCACATGGATATTCCGCTGGCGATCAAGTTGTAATCGACTTTACGGCTGGAAGTGCAACAGATGGTAATTATGTAATACAAACGAGACCAAATGTAAA